CGAGGATTTGTGTAGGGAGTTTGTAGAGTGTGGCGTAAATGCAAAAGTAGTCACTGGCGACACCCCAAAGGATGAACGCAAGCAAATCCTGCATGACCTTGAGTTTGGTGATGTTCAGGTCGTTGTGAATGTCGCAGTATTAACTGAAGGTTTTGACGCGCAGCCTGTCTCCTGCGTGATCCTTACGCGCCCATGCTCATACAAAGCCACAATGGTCCAGATGATTGGACGTGGCCTGAGAACGGTCGATCCTGAGATCCATCCCGGCGTTGTAAAGAAAGACTGCATCGTTATCGACTTTGGCACCAGCATTCTTACGCATGGTGAACTTGATGATGCAGTTGATCTAGATGGCAAAGAGGAGCGTGAATTAGATGTTGATTCGCCCACAAAAGAGTGCCCTGAATGTGAATTTATTATTCCTCAGAACTCTCGTGAGTGTCCAAACTGCGGGCATTTATTCAAATCTCAAGAACAAGCAGAAGCTCTTTCGCACTTTAAGCTAACGGAAGTTGACCTCATTAACCGCTCTCCGTTTAGGTGGATAGATTTGTTCGGGAATGGGGTTGCCAAGATGGCGACAGGTTTCAACGGTTTTGGACTTGTTGTGGACATTGATGATGAAACTAGCGCAGCTATCGTAAAGGCAAGCAAAGGTCGTGTTCGCATTGTGGCAGTCGGCGGTCGTCGTCAAGCCACAGCCGCCGCTGATGATTTCTTGCGTGAAATCGAAGACAGTGACGCAGCTGCAAAGTCCAAACGCTGGCTGAATAACCGCCCAAGTGAACGGCAGCGCCAGCTTCTGGCACAGCATGGCGTAATCGTTGGCGCCCTTGATTTCTCGTGGGACAAATACAAGGCAAACTGCTGGCTGAATTATTTGTGGAATAAGTCTATTATCGACGCGAAGGTAAACAGTTTCATGGAATAAGTAATGGAAAAACCAGCATGGCAGATAAAAGAAGACGGCCTTGAGATATGGATTAAGAGCGAGAAAGTCGCCACCATCCCTTTAAACGATGTGATCCATCTCATGGTCGATATAGCAACGTTCTTGAGGTATAGGAGCAAAGTGAATGCCAAGGATTGAACTCTACGTCACCACAAGCGTGTCTGATGACGATGGCAACGTCTCTGCTTTGGAAGACTCAATCGCCTGCTTCGTTGAAGACAACCTTGATGCTGAACTCGTAGAGGAAATTGGCATCGAAGTCATAACCGAACACTGCAACAATATGTATGATGATGGCTATGATGTGAGATACTGCACGGGGATCATATACGTTGGCAAGAAGCCTGTTATGTCAATAGGGGTGAATAACTTGCTGTCGAGCGATAATATTGTCCCTCTTCACAGCCCAGACTGGGGGAGACTGCATTGAGCTATAGTCAAATTGATTACTCCAATAAAAAAATGAAGCCGATTGATGAACTTGTCTTTCTGTTTGGAAAGTTTGGTTGGCAAACGCGGCTTTGTGATCTGACAGAAACACAAGTGAATGTGCTTATCTATGCACTCCAAAACGCAGAGGATATCGACAGTGACAGACCAACAGGAGAACTCGACAAAGCCTACTTTGAGTCAACAGGTGCTTGGCCTCTTGCAGCCATCCCCTTTTGAGGTGAAGGCAGAACAAATTCGTGAGGCTATCGACGCAGCCATTCTAGCCAATCACGAACAAAAGCCCAGAAGGGCATATATCGGCGCGTCCTCCCTTGGCGATGAGTGCAGCCGTAAAATCCAATACCGCTACATGAATATCCCCATCGATGAGGGGAAAGAGTTTCCAGCACGCACATTGCGCATCTTTGCGCTGGGCCACATCCTCGAAGATGAAATCGCAGCGATGATTAAAAACGCAGGGTTTGATCTGCGCACCAGCAAAAAGGATGGAAGCCAGTTTGGGTTTTCCGTCGCTGATGATCAAATAAAGGGCCACATCGATGGCGTCATATGCGGTGGTCCAGATGTGTTGTCCTACCCATGCCTATGGGAGTGCAAAACAGCAAACGATAAGAAGTTTAATGAATTTGTTCGGAAAGGTGTGGCGGCAGCAAACCCTGTTTATGCAGCGCAGATTGCTCTCTACCAAGCCTATATGGATCTGTCCGACAATCCCGCTCTCTTCACGGTTTATAATAAAAACACGTCTGAACTCTACTTTGAGATCGTTCCGTTCAATGCAGAACTTGCCCAGCGCACAAGCGACAAGGGCGTAAATATATTGACCGCTACGAAAGCGAATGACATTCTACCTCGCATCGCTCAAAGCCAAGATTTCTTTGCGTGTAAGATGTGTGAATTCCAGCAAACATGCTGGTCTGAATAATAAAAAAAGCGGGGCATAAAGCCCCGCCTAGTGTAATTACAGTCGATGGAACACAAGATAATGAACGTGGTGTCACTTGGCAATACAAGATCTAGGGACCAAAACCTCGCTCAGTTGATCAGTGAGAAGGTGCCCCGTCACATCCAACTGCAAGACCTTTTGGATACATTTCCGCAAGGTCGTCGCGTTGGTGATTTGTTTATGATTGGCTCTCTCGACGGTGAGCCCGGCAAATCTCTAAAAATTGATATTGGCATGCACAGCCAATATTTCATGCAAGGCTCAGACTTCAACGGCGGTGATGGCGTAGGTGGCATTACCAAAGTGCTGATGTCCGGTCGTGGGTGGAACATGCGAGAAATCGCAGAACACTATCGCAGCTACATCGAAGAATATGAGCCACGCCCAGCTCCTCCAGAAAACCCCATTCGCCCACCAGAGGCGACAGTGGAACCGCCACAACCACAACGGCCACAGCAAATCGATATCAACACGCCACACGATGGCGAACATATCTACACGTCTGTGGATGGCGAAATCATCTGCCTCGTCCGCCGCTACATCATGCGGGACCAAAATGGTGAAATCGTCACGGGCGCAGATGGAAAGCCCAAAAAAGAATTCCGTCAATTCTCTGGCAACAGCCACTACCCAAAGATGCCAGACATGCGCCCGCTCTATAATCTGCCGGGCGTCAAAGTGGCGGAAAGAATTATTTGGGTCGAAGGTGAAAAATGTGCCGAAGACCTAAACCGCATGGTAGACACGGCCACATGCACTCTCGGCGGCGCAGGGATGCTTACGCCCAAGTCCGCGCCAAGTTATGATTTCTCTCCGCTCCAAGGCAAGGAGCTCGTCATCTGGCCAGACAACGACGCCTCAGGGCAGAAAGTGGCCAAGCTGGTGCAAGACCTAGCCGCAAAGGCTGGGGCCCGCTCTATCACGATGCTATCGCCCCCACGGGGCAAGCCAGAGAAGTGGGACGCCTCTGATGCTATCTCGGAAGGTTTCGATATCGCGGCCTTCATGAATGCGCCCAACAAGCGCACCAAGAAGCCAATCAATCTCTTCGATGGCTCGCTCGACATTGCAGAACAATTTCGCGGCGTAGCGCCAGAGCAAAGATATCTCATCGATGATACCATCCCGCTCGGCGTGCCTGTAGTATTTGCAGCGGCTGGCGATAGCGGTAAAGGCATGATGACGCTAGACCTCGCCATGAAGATCGCATCAGGCAAGCCTATGCAATACGCCTTTGGATCTCTCGTGTCACATCATGGCAATGTTGTTCTGCTTTGCGCGGAAGATGACAAGGATGAACTCCATCGCCGCATCGAACGCCTAGATCCGCTGAACGAACGCGCGCATTACGAATATAAGCTCTACATCATTCCGCTGCCAAACCTCGGCGGCGTATTCCCGATGATGCATAAGGTAGACAACACCTATGCCATGGGCGAAGAGTTTGCTGAACTATACGAACAAATCTTGCAGATCGAAAACCTCGCTTTCTTCTGCGCTGACCCCATGGCCTCGTTTGTTCACGCTGACGTAAACGCTGATCCAGCGGCAGGGGCAGCATTCATGGGTCTGCTTGCCCAGATCGCAACAGAAACTGGCGCAACTGTCATGGTCAACCACCACATGGCCAAGATTAAGGAAAGCGAACCTATCACCACTCCAGAGCAAGCGCGCAATCTTATCCGTGGCACATCCGCTATCGTAGATGGCGTGCGGGCAGCATTCGCTCTCTGGCAGGTGGATGAAAAGGTCGCTCGTGAGACTTGTAAATTTCTTAACATCCCCTTCGCGCGCAACGTTTGCTTTGATGGCGCAGTGGTTAAGTCCAACGGCCCAGCCAACCGCGACATTCGGCATTTCATTCGTGACATGCATTCCGGCCTGCTCGTTGATCGCAGCATCGAACTGCTCGAAGCCCAAACGCGCGGTGGCAACACAGAAATGCGCCGCGAAGCCCTGATCGGCTTTATCGCATCGCGTGAGCAAAACGGTGAAGCCGTAATGATGACGGGACGCAACGGCGTCTACGAAGTCATTCAAACGCAAGCCGACAACCAAACATTCATTGCTGCGCTCAAAAACTGGTCGAAGTCCACAATCAAAACAGAACTCGA